CTATTGGCGTCGGTGTTGGTGTTGGTGTTGGTGTTGGTGTTGGTGTTGGTGTTGGTGTTGGTGTTGGTGTCGGGGTTGGTGGGTCTAAATCGACCTCTCGAACATCAAAGTCATTAGATTTTAATTTAAAATCCGTCACAGTACCACTGCAACTATCGATAGCTATATCTGATACATTGGTTATATAACCAAAAACATCTACGCTAAACACTGGTATTGTCGATGATGATCCAAATATTCCGATGACAGCACTATTAGAATTAAGATCTATCAATAATGTGCCAGCAGCTAATATGGGACCACCAGATATTTTTATAGTATTCGATGCAGCATCAAAATATTGCACTGTGCCGGCGCCAATGTTTACTTTGTGGATATAGGTTGCACGATGATTACCATCATCACCGCCAGCATAAAATAACTCTGGTGATGGCCCACCTTCTACAATATAGATAGTGCCTGTATAGAATTTTTCAGGTGTAAGACTGGTTAAAGATTTTGTGCCATCTATCCTGATTACGGCGCTAATTTCCATATTTATCTCAGAATTGATTCTAAAACATTATTTATCTTTAATGCTTCTTGAGGTTTATCGCCGATTAAGTGCATACCTGCTAATTTACAGACATCAACACTTTTCCTAGCCCAAGGTGGAATCGGCGGTAATAAGCCGCCATAACCTAGCGCTGTAGGACCTTCTGCTGGTTCAGTGTAAACATCTTTTGACGTTGGTCCACCGCCACCTGCTTTAATATCTGGATTACAAAATTCGCGTTCATTAATAGCACATTCAGGCTTAGGATCTTCTTTTTCTGGTATTTCTTTAGCTAAACATCTAAGCATATTATACCAGTCTGGCTTGATCTCACAAGGGCAACTAGACCCATAGGGCGGAAACACAAGCCAAGTTTGATTGTAACCAAGATTGAAATCCCAGCCATATTTCACATAGGTGCCAGGTATTCTGTCTAATATAAGATTAACAGGAACTTTTGGGGTATGGCATCCGTTCAACATTAAAGAATAAGAAAGTGTTGCGCTTGATAGTGAAGATGAAGGTTCGCAGCCCGGAACTATAATTGAATTGTCCGGTAAAACTTGTAACTGGAAATTTATCGTAACTTCTGTTTCATTCATTACCACAACCATACACCATAGGGTTCACCGAGATCGATAGCTTGTTTGATTATTTCTTCTTTCATCTTAATGCCTTCATTGACCAAAGCATCACCATCATACGTGATGGTACCACCGTCTGGAGTTGGAAGTCCAGAGATCTTTCTTCTAGCCGACCCAAGGCAAGCTTTAGCTTCAGCTAACATCATATCATAGCATAATTGTCTGGCCTGAGGACTTCTGAAAGAATTTACAACAGGAATATAGAACACGGTTACTGGAAAAGCACCTTTAGGAGTCGGATATAGTCTTATTTTTTGGTGTTTTGAACTTAGAGAATCGCCAGGCGTGGCAATATTATTTTCGTTTATAACTTCCCAGTGCCCTTCAGTTCCTAGAATCTTCTGAGAGAATTTTCGGTATGCTTGTAACAAGTGATAGTCAGTTAACATGTTTTGGATGCCGCTAACTTGTCCGATATTAAACAAAAAACTTTCGGCGCCAAACACATCACTAATTCTAGTAGTCGCCGGGTCCCAGGCGACCTGTTGAATCCAATAGGCATCTTCTGGTAGTGGATATGTTGGTTGAAGAGGATTAGTCCAAAAAACCGCTAACTTTTGTTCTTTAGGAAAATAACTGGCTATAAAATCGCCGGCAACCCGCCATATAGTCTCAAACTGATCTTCTTGTATTTCTACATCGACATTTGGATATCCCAATTTTGTTAGGATATACTTTTTCATCGGCTCGGAGCGTAGCTTTAATATCGACGGTAAATCTGCTGGGCCGATTATAGCCATATTAATTAGGGAAAGTAATTCCTCTGTCTCCGTAAACTAGGCCGTTATATTCTAGTCTAAAAACGCTATAGGGAGATGATGCTGGAAATGCTACGTCACAAGAATCTCTCAATATACTAAGTATGTCTGAAACTTCTGTGGCGACGACATCAGTAGGAAGCACTTCGTTTAAATGTGACGCTGGACCGTTATATTTTTCATTTCCTGAAAATCTCATCGTCTCGGTTTGAGTAGGCTTATTAGGTTCTTCGGATTTATAAAAACCACTAATTGTTAATTGAGGCGGAGATTGTCCGAATCCCGGCTTATATGCAGCACCTTTAGCCATAGAGCTTATAGATGACGCGTTACCTAAACTATTTTGTTGGCTACCGCCCGGATCAGCTAGCTGCATTAAGCCGCCATCAAAATTCGGAATCTCCTCTAAAAGACGTATCGCTAATTTCTGAGCACTTCTGATAATCTCAAACCTTTTCCCGCTAGCAAGGCTTGGTGTGATTTTTATAAAAGCAGTAAATGGTACCCAGCGCATGGTAAACTCCTTGGTTATAATTTATATTTGTGCTTGCTTTTTTTAAAAATCTAGTTTAATTGTATCGGTAAATTATAAAGACTTGCGTTGTCCTATTTAAAAATTCGGGGAACCTCTCTCAAGATTCCCCGAAAAATTGGACAAATTAGATACAATTAGCAATTAATCAATATCAGGCGTTAGTTCGCTAGCTTCGCCAAAAAGGTCGCCAGAAAGTCCGACAGCAGTGTTGGTGATAAATCTATCAGAACCAATTTGGAAGGCAAAATTGATATCGGGAAGCGTAGTTTGTGCTTCAGCGAAGCTAACTTGGCTTAGAGCGCCGATAACAATAGGAAAACCACGGCCAGCACTGAATCGTGCTTCACCCATATAAGAACTCATATCCTTGACAGTGGTATCCCTGGTCAAAACCCCAACAAGGATTTCGTTACCTGGAATAACCATAACCAAAGGACGAAGTCTCTTGCAAATAGCAGCTAGAGACTCATGTCTAAGATCCCGCCTATAGGACCTCAGGTTCATGAAGACCGAAATCGTAGAATTGGCAGGTTGCGCAGACATGTTATGTCTCCTTTCAAATAAAAATTAGCCAAGATTCTAATTTATATTTGAAGGAAATAGTAATTTTTGTCTGCGTAACCAGCATATAATGGATAATTATTTCTTGTCAGTCTTTGCTGGAGCCACTTCTTTTGTGGCTTGCTTGCATTCAGCACATCTAGCAACCTTCGGGGCCTTAGCGCAAGAAGATGGGCCAACAGGACGCCTGGAGAGTACTTCCTTAAGTCTGCCGTTAAAAATCTTGCCACGAGTTTGGCTTGCGCCGCCGCAAGAAGACCTGCCGCAAGCAGCTTCGGCTTCAATCGTAAAACCTACCAAGAAAACACTGGCAATCGCCGTAACTAAAAAATTATTCATAACACTATCCTTTCAAAGGACTATAATCTCAATGCGGCATCCAAGCATATGGATGAAATTATTCTCACAATGAGTCAAATAGTCTATAACTATCACACTTTTATAATACGCTGCTTGTATATAAAGTAAACCAGAGACAAAAAAACATGAAGAAGATCGCTTTAATTACTGGAATTTCTGGCCAAGATGGGTCATATCTGGCCGAATTCCTCTTGAGTAAAGATTATGAAGTCCACGGCATCATCAGGCGAACAAGTTTACCGATATTAGATAGAATATCACATATATTACCTAGGATAAATATCCATCAAGGAGATTTAATAGATCTTGCTTCTCTTATTAGAATCGTCGATACCGTAAGGCCAGATGAATTTTATAATCTTGCAGCACAATCATTCGTCCATATTAGCTGGAACCAGTCTACAGCGACCGCCAATATGACCGCCCTCGGCGTAACAAACGTTTTAGACGCCATTAGAATAGTAAACAAAGACATAAGATTTTACCAAGCTAGTTCAAGCGAGATGTTCGGAAAAGTACAAGAAACGCCTCAAAATGAAAAAACGCCATTTTACCCACGCAGCCCGTATGGGATATCTAAATTATATGGCCATTGGATGACAGTGAATTTTAGAGAATCTTATGATATGTTTTGTTGCTCTGGTATATTGTATAATCATGAATCGCCTAGGCGCGGTTACGAGTTCGTTACTAGAAAAATAACTTCAGCGGCAGCCAAAATAAAATGCGGTAAGCAGCATGAATTATTGCTTGGGAATCTAGATGCCATAAGAGACTGGGGTTATGCCGGAGACTTTGTAGAAGCAATGTGGTTAATGTTGCAGCAAGATAAACCTGATGATTATGTTATCGCAACCGGCAAAATGACGACAGTACGTGATTTCGCTAAGATGGCTTTTGAATGTCTAGATTTAAACTACCTAGACTATGTAAAAATGGGGCATGATCTATACAGGCCAGCAGAGGTAGATTTATTATTGGGTGATCCGACCAAAGCAGAAAAATGCCTCGGCTGGAAATATAAAGTAGATGTTCGTGATCTGGTTGAAATGATGGTCAGATCAGACTACTTAAAAGAAAAACAATTATGAAACTTAAATGTATAATAGAGAAAATAAGTGGAAACACGACGCCAATCAGAGCAATCGGAGATACTTTTGGCGTTTTAATAAATTTACTATATAATAATCAAAAGTTCAAGAAAACGCAAGCAGCTATATTATTTAAAAATTTTTTAAGTAAACCACTTCCAAATAACTGGAAAAAAATTAAAATCAAGGTAATCGACGAGGTGGTACCTATGATTCTAAACGACCCCGATCTTAAAAACGATTTTGGCGACGATGCTAATAATCTTGTAGAATTTAAAAATATGCGAGACGATATCGTGGTATCTGGTCTAATGGACGTCGACATGAAATATTTGAGTATGACACCACTTAAAGCAATTGCAATGGACCTAAATGAGAGAAATAAAGCCAAACTCGCTCTTGGACCGACTGGATTTGTAGCGTTAGGTGCGAATATTGCTAAGGTAGAACCATCAAAAATCAAGCCAGTGATGAGAGAATTAGGTAAGGGCGGGCCGCTTTACGCCAAAGAAACAAAAGAAATTATTCCATCAGCTAAACCGATGGAAAAATTTTAATGGCAACATTGAATATCACAAAAAGATATAGAATATCCACTCAACTAGCTGGCAAAATAGCAAAAATAAAGATTATTAATAGTATAACTACTGGTATAAATTTCGAAGATGCTAAAACCGGTGTCGTTGTTAGACTAGATCCGATAATATTAAATTTTAAAAATCGTTCTATTACTGCTACAATTATGGCCGGGTGCAATGAATCACATATAAACTTCAGCCATATAGATCAAGAATGGTTTGAATTCATTGAAGCGAATTTTCTAGCACAGACAAATTCATATCTCTGCAAAGATCTTTCTTGAATTTTTAAAATATTTATAATTTCTTGTACCATAGAGCGCTATAGAGCTAGGCTTAAGCGGACTAGATCCAGCAATGTGTTCGAATGCACAGACATTCTTTACTTCTGACATTTCTGATAAATAAAGACCTACTAGTCGTTCGAACAAATGTGGAGTCCATAGACCTAATTCTATCGCAGATAGTTTTTCTAAAACGTTTTTTAATTTAAAACCTAATTTCTTAAAGTTAGTTATTGATGTAAAGAACATGTGTGAATATAACATAGTTGGGTTTTCAGATAATGCAAAATCATAAATCTTTGGGTCTATTCTCTTAATGACGTCCCAGATAGATTTCTCCGGGTCGAACCGATTGTGAAGCATCGGGTCTACCGACGGCTTTAGTACAAAATCATTATTTAATTCCCAAATTCCGGCTTGGGCCTCTGCGTAGTTCATCGGAAACGATACACCAAGAGTACATTTGGCCGCATCTAACTCGATTTTTATTTTAGGCCATAGCTCTTTTATCTTATAGAAAGGCTTAACATCTGTATGCAGGAATCCTATATGACTGCCTTTGCAGATGTTTTCGACATGTTCCCATATCGTCAAAATTACTGAGCTTTCGAATATCGACGAATTTAAAGATGCATAAGATGGAAAAAAATCTGACACCTCTGATAAATCATATCTGCTGGGTTTTGTAAAACCACATGCTATAATTTTAGCATTGACATATGGGTCACAAAAAATATTCATATCTAAACAGTTAATCGTACTCGTGTGAGATAATACAAATATGTCTATCACGTGGTATTCTCGTTAATTGTATAGTAAAGAATCTTGGCTGAAAAATGCCGGCCGACAGCATTTTTTATTATGTAGGTTGATATGTCTGTACTATCAAGGTCTTTATTCACATTTTTGGTTTTAATCCAGTGCATATGTGTTCCAAAAAAACGTTCTTTGAGCTTACGACTCCATAATTTTATGAATTTTTTATATAATCTCCAGTATCCAACATCACCATCTTTTAGGCTAGTAGAAAATTCGCCGTGATGAATGATTGGCAAATACGAAGCAAATACTTTGTGACCAGCAGATTTCATAGATAGACAAAGATCGGCGCCATAGAAATGAAAACCGTCTAGTACAGAGTTGAATTCGATATTGTGTCGTTTATTAATCATGAATAAACACTCATCAACGCTAAAAACTTCTGTCAAATTCGTTTTTCCATCATATAATCTGGTGAGCTTTTCATCAAAACTATCGTCGAATTGGCTAGGTAGTCCGCCGTACACTCTACCGACTGGATATGGTCTATCGTCTATATCCATTTCCATCGATGGCCCAGCACAACCTATTACACCCCAAGTATCACCGGCATCATTTATAGATCGAGATGCTCTATCGAAAAAGCCAGGCAGGAGCGAAACATCTTGGTGGCAACATATAACATAATCAGACTTTGATAACTTCATACCCAGATTTAAAGCTTGCGCGGCTGAATAGACGCCAGTACTGTTATCAATTGGTATTAATTCATATATGTTATTATTTTCGAATCTATATAATGAATCTACTAAACATTTCTGGTATACTTCAAAATCAGAGACACAACTTATGATGCTGAATTTTTGCAACGGCCAATGCCTCAAGTGATATCGCTAAAAACTTCGAATTTTGGTGAAATCCCACCATAATATCTATCGATTACTTGTCTCTCTACGTCGAGTACCCTCTCAAAAGTGTGTTTGTCGTACACAGCTAATTTAGAAGACGATAGACCGTCTGATAGAGAAACGTTTACTGGATCTATCTCTGGGTATTCGGATTCACAGTATAATGTTTCAGACTCGATTAAAGCGTGTCTTATGCTGTTATCGAGATCTTCATATCTGCCGACGTATAGCTTGAATCTATGTGGTATTCCGCTAAAAAAGTTAGCATAATCCTGCGTCAGCCAGCCATCAGGGTATGAATCCAAACAATTGTTCACAAATATATTAAAGTCATTCGAAATGCAATTGAAATCAAAAGAATTATCTGGACGCCAGCCATTAACACATCTGTGCGCCCAGCGAGATTGATACCAAGTTATCGGGTGACGAGTGAGTCCCCAAACAAGTAAGCCATCTTGTGTGTCATCGCTGATGTTTTTAGGTATTGAATCGAATCGACAGTGAAAGGAATCTATTTCGGCTGAATCTTGAGCCAAAGAATCTATAACAGCTCTTGCATAAGTACCACCAGTTTTAGGTAAATGTAAGAATAGCATTTTATCGGTTAAAAGCGCCACGATTACCTCAGCATTTCTGCAGACTCTGTTATAAATCCCACCGAATGCAAAAGTCTGGATAGCCTAACATGGTAAGTATGGTTCTTGCTTATAAAATCTTTCAATTTGGCTGCTTTTTCAGATACCTCTTTAATAGATGACGGGCTTAGATAGTGCATATGCAAGGCCATAAAATCGGTTGCATCTCTAGCAACTGGCAAACCAGGAATAAGTCTTGCTAAAATAGGCACGCTGTCATGAATTGGCAAACATCCAGCAAGGCAAGCTTTAAAAACACGTTCTGGTATGTCAATACTGTGCGTATGCGTGTGTATCTCAGATATACATGGCGCTATCCTACCGGTGTTATAAAATTCGTTCGCTTGATGCTGTGGTAGTTCACCAGAGGAAATACCGTCTGGCCATGTACCCCACCCATATAGCTTCCATTTTCCACGATAAGAATTCAGAACCGGTAGCAAAAAGGTATCAATTGTCTTGGATTTGTAAGGCCATCTTCCGCCAAGATATACTATATCATTTTCTCTAGGCTTCCCTAGGTCGCTAAAAATCGTCGCGTCTGCTGCTGTTGGCATTGGCACCCATCTGACACTAGCCTTCTGATGCCAATAGTTCCACAACATAGAATCTTCCTCAAATCCATATCCGAAGACAACGTCTGGTTTTTGCCTTCTGACCCAAGTTATAGTTTCATCTGATTCATTTATCCCACCAGGTATTTGAATAGGACCATATGGATTAACGTGAATCGCTATTTTAGCTTTCTTATCGCCAGGCGGTATATTCTCTTTGTGCCCAGAACAACCAACATATAAATCAGGGTCAAAGCTTTCCCATGTTTTAACATCATTGTCATATCGTAAAACAGTATGGCCTTTAGATCTTAAGGCATTTACCATTCCATCAGTAATATAACCGAATGCTCCGCCTACTCTTCTAACCATTAAGATTTTCATATCGTTTTATAACTCTTTGAGGAAAGCTTGTACTTAGCATCGTTCAATCTATCTGTGTGGCTGAATCTGTCTAATGTTTCTCGTAATTTCACATTAGCTTCATGGTGTTCGACCCATTTACCAGTCCTCGGATGCCAAAGATGGTAAAGCGGGATGCGCCTATCTTCTTTAAAACTACCACCTATAGATAACCTAAGATAAAAATCACAATCTTCACACCCATAGCCGACATATTCCTCATAAAACCCGCCGATTTTACTATAATAAGTCTTCGTGCACGCTAGAGAACCACCTTCGAAATAAGTTATATATCGTTCAAATGCGTTGGTCTTTAACATCTTTTTTTGTTTATTTATTTTATCTGTATCACTTTCTGTATAGTAACTGACGTCTTTACCAAGATGGCAACTAGAATGCGATAATAATGTTTTATATGTTTCCGATGTGTAATAATTTGGCATAACCATGTCTGCGTCGTGTAAAATTATAAATTCATCGACAGCAACGTCGACACCGAAATTAAAAGCCATAGACTTGTTAAAAGGTTCTTCTTTATGCGCTATAACATTAAAATACTTAGCCGGAAGTATAGCAACTTGATCTATTTTACAATTATAATCATGTTCGATAAGATATATGTTTATAACTGGGAAGAGTTGCGCCCGCATATTTTCAATCACAGTTGTGACAGACTCTGATCTTTCTTGGTCCCTATATGGGACAATCACACTAATCGAAGCCATTTTCGATTTTTGTGTAAAACTATGAGCTTTTAACATCCTACTGCCAAACACTTCTCGAGCGTTTTTTAGTTTCACGAACCTGTCTTCGACTTGTGATTCTTCATCATTCAATTTAAAGTAATCCATCGAATTTTGGACATCGTAATGTCCTTCTAAGATGTTTCTATTTGTCTCGAAGAACCTCTTAGACCAATCAACATGTTCCATACCGTATTGGCCGTAAGATTCATCGAAATATCCTACACTATCTAACGATTTGCTTAAGAATGCCAGTGCTGCGCCTTGTGGCTTACTATCTGTATATAATAGGTTAATATCATTATATTGTCTTGGTATCCCGAGATCAGCAGCATAAATACCAGGTTGCCTAAATATAAAATGCTCTAAGCCAGTGATGTCCATGGCGTTGAAATAGAAAGTATCCCATCCTGTTTTTAGTATCTCCATGTCGTCGTTTAATAATAGGCAATATTTAAATCTGGCTAGGCACTGAAGTAACCTGTTACTGTTTCCTGCTATTCCAATATTCTCGGTGTTTTTGATTACGCAAAATTTATGTGTTTCGATTAAATTATCAAGATATTTAATGAGATCTTGGTCAGTGCTACCATCGTCACTTATGAATATGGTTGTTGAAGATAGATCAGTAAATCTGGTGATTGAATCTATTAAACGTTTTAAACTATTTGGGCGATTATAAGATAAGATACCAACGCCAATATTGTTACTAATTGACATCATTTCTGCGCTAGTATTTATTTGATCATATATTTCTAGATCTTTCGGATTTTGTTTAGATTTACCATGAAATCTGTTTTTTGATGGCTTGATATTGACTAATTTGGTTCGCACCTTATTAATTTTAGTAATATTAGCACGAGATACACGTGTGGTATCATTGTTGCGTGGTTCTGGTTTTTTGGCCGGTGGTGCTTCGTCTGACAGCGGTTGGGCAAGAGAGTCAACGATGATGGATTCTTGGCTATTTCTCTGCAGTCTGCTAATGCTTTGTGATACTTTGCTGCGACCAATTTTATTTCTAATATCCTCTGCATTCCTAGAATTCAGATTTTTAGAATTTACAAAAGCCAAATGACCGGATTTCACATATTTATCAAAATATTCTGGTAAAAGTATCCTTTGACTAGGTCGAATAACTATAACTCTGCCATGCTCATCGGCTATTCTTACGACTTGCCTATTAGTATTAACATACAGTTTCATCGTAAAGCTTTAATATACATTGGAGAATAAACGTTATTATCTACGTCATGATAATTTCTAAATCTAGAAGGCTTGATACATATCTCGCCGCTATATATACCATTACCGATTTTGATGGCCTCGATAGCCCTATCGTCCATAGGCTCTACTTTTAGTACTTCTTGTGTCCTAATTATTTTACTAAATAGATCTCTAATCATACCTGGGCCGCACCATTTGTTTAGTGAAGTCTGCATATCAACCAGCACTATATTTTCATATTCTGTTCCAGATATAAAGTATTGGGCTTGCTTGACTTTTATTAAACGCATAAAGTTAATAAATATTTGCATGTTATTAGCCAAAAAGGCATCAGCCATCGCGACTAATTTATTATTCTTGTCCATCAAATCAAGTTTATTACCATTCCAGTCCGCAAATAATATAATAATATTATCAGATTTATCGTCTTTTGAAATGAGAACTGAAATGCCTTCTGTTTTATATGGTGCTATGATATAGCACAGCGAATCTTTTATCGATGCTAATTTGTCGATATTGAACATTTCAGGATATCTTAAAACGGCTGGTGGCAAGGGCATGTTAAATGCGCCTTGGTTAAATATACCAGACTGCTGCTGTGCTGGTATAATCGATTTGTTGGATTGCAAACTTCCCTTTTGGCGCATTACAAATATCCTCTAATTTCATCTCTTTTGTTTCTTTAGCCTGTTCGCTTGGCATAAGAGTAAAAAGCACAAAAGGCACTCCACTAAATATAATCGATAGCGATTTAGATTCTTTGTTATAATTTGATACCACGCCGCACCAAGTCGTCATCAGACCAGACCAGATAACAAAGTCGCCATAAGCTGGCGTATAGTTCCTAATGTCTTTGTATTGAACCAGTGGCGGTAAAGAAGTCTTATTATTATATTTTAATTCTTGTGAGCCGGTGTTCATAGATGTCATAATTGTACCTATAGCCGTCTTCTAAAGTCCAAGTTATTAAAACACCATCTCTTCTGGCACCTAACCAATGAGAGATTAAATTATCTACCCATGCTTTCATTGAGAGTCTATCTATCATCCTCGCTGGTCTAACTTCTATTCCATTAACGATAGTAGATATTTGTTCTTCTGTCATTTCATTTGAGCTTTTTTTTACTAAATCTAAGCCTTCTATTAAATATTCTCGTTTTGATTTAGATTTTGTCTTTGCGGTCACTTTATAGCGTTTATTTGGCGCAAGACCTGGTGCGTCCATCAGAGTAGTAACATCGATATCGTCGCTTGGCGTGTTTCTGTTTGGATCTAAATCTGAAATGGTAATTTTTATGTCGTCCATAGTACGAACTGTTGTTGGTCTAGCTACATCAGGAGACAGCCTTAGATTTTCACGGTCTTTTAACGTCTGAAATTCATCAGCCATCTGTGTTCTTCTTATAATTAATGTTTATATCGTGATGTAAAACTCGACCGCGGCGAGCGTATTCGTACGCGACATGATATAAATTCGCCAGACCATGTATAACGAACACTGATATGAAAATATTTATCGGTAAAATGTCTGTGAACTCATAAGGCGATACCCATGCTAAAGAAGCCGAAACCCACACAGACATACAATATCCGCACTGGAAAACGCTATCGATAAACCACCAAACACTGTAACCAGAGGAAGCCATTATGTTTTTTGATCTAAAGTAATCTCTAATTGGCGACAGTAAAACACTAGCAACGATGATCTCTGTTATACGTTCTACTGCTAATGATATTAAGGCTATTTTGGTAATCTGATCAATCATGATAATATTTTCCGGCATTGATTATTAGAACACTGTATTCGTGTCCTGCCGGAAATATTTACTCTGACGGTGTGGCTATTACATTTTGGACATTTTAACGACTGTGGCGCTGGAGTGATTGATGATAAAGGTATCGGATCGACTCTAACTGAACTACTATTATGTATAATCTTATTCTGTGGTTTAACAGATTCTGGGATCTGTTGAGACCTTATGCTCTGAACATTTTTAGTTCCACAACCGCAGCCCATATTATATCCTATGTTTATCTAATTTGCTAGTATAGTTTTGGCGTCCTTCAACGACTTTAGCCCTGTCTATCAGAGGTGGTCTTTTAGAGCCAAGGGTATTCGCCAATGTGTTGATTGGTAGAGATTTCCCTTTTTTACCGCAGCAAGCCATGAATAATCCTCCTTTATATATTTTCAATGAATATCGATTTTGGATCAATATTATTCTCAAAGTCCTTCCATCGACATAAGTATAATGCAGGTAGTGGTATCGATTCCATTACCTTATTATTTTTAGAGTGGCTTGTATTCATGGTAATATTGCCGGACAGATCGAAATAGTCGTATGCTAATGCCGGAAACCAGATCTTGTCTTTTCTATATTCTGGCGTTAAAATCCGTGGTTTTAGTATGCCAAGGTCGAATAAACGTTTATCGACAGCTACCCAATCGAAATTTACATGCGGCTTAAAGAATAAAAGTGGATAATAATCACGGCCAAAAACATTTTTAAGAATCTGACAATCATAGGTCGCTTGATGCCACCAAGTAGTAAACAAAGAAGTCTTGCAATTGGTCAAAAGCGCATCGAGACTGAATCCCTTACCAGATTTAGCCTCAATCGAACAACATATTGCTCCTTTTACCGGTATAACATCCGCCGTTGATTCTCTTTCTACCACAGTGGCGTCACGGCCTTCAACGCGTCTTCTTCTGAATTCCACGCCCGTCCAATCTGTAAGCATATGAGCCACACGCCTTTCGTGGGTCTTGCTTTTACGAACGTTTGATTTACCTATTTTAGAAAAGTCTGGCTGGGACATACGGCTCCTAACGGTTGATGGAGCATTATTTACCCTATCAAGCCGAATTAATCTGTGATTGATTATAAGTTACGATTATTGATTGGTCGAGATGATGGAGAACGTAATTAGCACTTGCTTCTGCTTGTAAAAATGCCTTAATGGTCGGATAGTTGGCTGACGTACCGATAGCAGAATCTGGAATCACCAAAAATTCCATGCTGGTGGATTTTAAAGTGTTAATGGAGGTGCCAGAAGTCTTATCGACCCTGGCACCATTAGCATCAACGGTGAACAACCCTAGACGAACGAAATGTACACCAATTGCCATTATAAAACCTCACTAATCTTCGTTAAGTTGGCCAAGTAAATTATCTATCTCTGTATCAGAGCTAGATGAAGCACTAGGCTTCATTATATTTTCTTGCTTAGCTTTTGCCGCTACAGGCTTCGATGGTTTATTTTCCATCTCGTCGACATCGAAGCTTGTGTCTGCTTTGGCAACAGTAGCAGGTGTATATTCATCACCATGTACCACGCTGTTCAGCAGTGCTTTAAGATTATCGACATCTGGTGGTTGTAGCTTTTCCCAAAGATTAGTCCGAAGTTTTAGGAGAGCAGCTAGACCCTTATCGTTAGGAGTCCCATCCGCATTAGACACCATAGGCATGGACTTTTCTTTTCTGAACGAACTAGTAGCATAGCTATTGTTTTTGCCCTGCTTAAGGACGGACATTTCATATAGGCTACCATTGTTTTCGTCAAAGAAAGCACCAAAAGCCTCTGGTTCATCGGGGTCACCGCAGTCTTCTCTCTCTAGAGCCTGACTCCACATTTTAAAACATGTAGACGACGAATTGAAGAACTTGACCTTGCCTCTTAGCTCTTCTGGATTACCTTTCCAGTTAGTAAAGTAGACATTGACAAGATAATTTTCAGAAGGCATCCAATCGGTCCGTATTTTACGCCTCTTATCTTCATCCTTCTCATCTTTCATGAGGTCGAATCCGAATTGGCAGATCGGACATCGATCGGGGAGACCTGACACCCTTGGACATGGGTGTGGCTTGTTATTTATCCAATGTGAACCATGCTTTATATAAAACATGTCCATACCCTTGGTAACTGTGCCACCTTTAAGAACATCTCCAGCCAATAGTGGAGGCAGCACAAAGAACCTGTATTTAATCGGTTCCGTAGTGCTTTCATTCTTTTTCGGTCTGAATTCATCAGGATCTGACATTCGTCCTGTCATTTGACTCAGTTTTTTCCGCATTTCGTTGATATCATATGCCATTATTGCACCTTATCTTTCTAGTTTTTTAAATCCAGCCAATGTTCTTGCAAGTTCCGCTTTCATTTTGATGGCTTCGACCATATTATACAACTTTCCAGCTTTCATCTGGATTTCGCTGTAAGAGACCTCCGCCTTGTTTAATAATTCGTCTGCTTCGACGATGCTTTTAATCTGATCGACGGTCAATTTGACAGTATTCTTTTTGGCTTCGTCTAAGACCGCTCTCGTAGCCTCTGCTCTCCTTATTTTAAGCTTGCGCTCGGCAATCGCCACACCGAGTCTAACTTCAGAATACACGGCGCTCCAAAATGCGAATTGAGATGGGATGTCGCATATACTCTCTTCAAGTGTTTCATAATCAATATCGACATTGGCTAACATGTCGACTGTAATGATCTTGTAGACGGGTCTATTATCGTCATCTAACTTCTCAACGACTTGCAGCTTCACATTGAATTTAAACAGGGATGAATTAATTAGTTCTCGTGGAACGTTGGCCAATATCCAATCGCGATGTTCAGTATCAGCCATTAAATAAATCCTTGTTAAATCCTACCGTTTTCTCCTTTATCAATACATCCTTTTCGGCTTGATTATTTATATCTATCCATACCCCCTTATTAAATGTCTTGAGTTCGCTTTCCTTTGCTATACTTTCTTGCAATTTCGATTTTAGATAGTCAAGGCGTTGTGATTCGAATTTTTTTTGCGATATCTCATCGCGTTTTTTTCTACGTCTAAAACGCTCTACAGCTTTCTGTCTAATCTTTTGATGCTTTTTATTCATCGCTTTCCCTCTGGATCTTACTATATTTGTATTCTCGCCACTTTTTGCCGACACCGAATCGGAGTGGGAAGTATATGTCTCTGTCTAAATAACCAGCAAAAGGTTTAGACATTATTTCCATTACCTTAGATACCATATGCTTCAACGAAGTTTTATCATCTTCACATGATAACACCAGAGAATCATGAATGTCGCATACAATGCTTCTGGGGAACAATTCATGAGTCTTTACTAAAACATTATGCATGGCATGGGCAATTGACCCCTGTAAAACGCCATTAAGTGCCGACAAGATCGTTTTATTCTCTGGTATATTAAAAGTCTTTCCAAGAATCGTAGACAAAGGCAATTCGTTTGTTAGGGTATGCGCGCACTCTATCATCCATTCTCGTAATCCGCCAAAACATTTGGTAAAAATAGCACTATCGAAATTCAGCGAGTTTATCGCTTTTAAAAGAGCTATCTTACTCTCTTGCCTATTCTCGAATAACCCATCTGACCGATCTAAGAGATATTGATAAGGATCACCATGTCTAAAGGCCGATTCCAGTTCTTCATCCTTAGATAAAATCGACGCTATTCTAAGATCAGCGCAGATCCAATCAAAGTGCACAAGTATCTTACTGTCAAAGCAGCCATCCCTGCTAATATGATCTGACAGACTATAACCTTGTATATTAAAACTTGTACTTTTACTACGGCCAGAATACGTATCCATTGACCATGTCGGCTGTAATGGCGTATAATTTATATAAACTGGTACATCAGAAAGATAATCGTAGACCAGGCCAGCTTGAAAAGTAAGCCTCTGGTGGTCCTTAGGATTACCGGTTGCTTTTACCATAGCAGCATCGAAATCATCATCGCTGTTAATGATCTGATTGTCTTCATATATATTCAGATTTTTGGTAACATCGCACATACTCAATATAGATGTTAAGACCTTCCGATCGTTGGTTATAATCGGCGTATTGGCCATCAAAGCTTGCCGTAATATGTTTTGTGTCTTGGCTAAATTGCTGCGAATATCAAACAAAGATTTTGGATTTACTTGATCATACAAAAGTTGCTTAAAAATCTGATCATCTTTTTTTATGCCGATTTTGGCTGGGTAAGGTAGAGATCTTCCACGCTTAAATATTACGTTTATAGGGTTCATGAAATTTCTCCGAATTTCACAATACCTAGCTAATGCTTTTTATTATCATTCATTACGAAATGGCGTGGTTTGGGATTATGCTTACCAGCCTGCTTAAGCTTTATTTTGAGATCGTCAGCTTCGCCTGGCTGGCGCATATGGCCATAAGGATCTTTGTTCTCTAGAGTATGTAGAGTCATATCTCTTCTAGCTCCAGCCCTATCAAGAAAACCGTCTCCCCTGATATAACAAATGACAGTATCATTGCCATAAAATCTGGCTGCATCAGTACTGCCACAACGCGGACATACAAGAGCTGCAGCCAATTCGTCTTTGTCTGCTAGCATTCTATGTGAAGTTTCAAATAGAACTGATGATTCGTATATCTCGTCAGTTACGGGTGATTTGTTACTTTTAGCTAGAGTATTTTCACAACTTTGGCAACGATAGATGTAATCAGGCATTATTAACTCTCAGGATGGATGAACTCATGTGGAATTGGATCGAGTTTCATAATTATATTTCGTTCTGACAAAATAGTAATTGTTTGGTTTTGGTATGGGTATTGCGTGGCTTTGATTTCAGTAACGATGTTCCTAGGTAAGAAGGCTACGACATCGCCGACGATTAATTTTGCTTTGGCGCTTTCGACAAAACCAGGGCCAACGCCGATTACTATGCCTTCATTCTTTAATCTTTGATTTTCTGGTAGCTCGATCGTGGATGTTTCTTGAAATCTAAGAACCGCCACGAAATCGTTTAAACAATCTAATATTTTTATCTTGATGACTCCGCCGTCAAACGCATCTTTATCTTTCTTCTTTAAGGACCACGTTTCGCTTAGGTCTTTGCCTCCTAAATTAGCTGCTGCTTCTTCTTTAATCATTTTTTGGGTCTTTGGTATCATCTCTGTTCCTTCTTGGTTAGTTCTTCTTCAATTTCGGTAAAAACGATTTTACTCTTACTTTTGGTGATCGCTGGACTATTAGCCAAACGTATAGCCAGACCAGTTCCTTCAGGGATTACATTAAATCCGTTTCTTTTCATAGTCTGGGCCATTGTTTTAGATACATCGACATCAATCGTTATTGTCATCTTCATTACGCCATCTCCTTGACGACCATCGTGTCATAGTTAATTTCACAAGTTATCATCTCGTTTTTAGGACCATTTCTGTTTTTGGCAACATAAAACCTTATCCTGGGCGGTCTTTCTAACTTGTCTTCCAAAGACTGGTTTAAACTAATTACATAGTCTAGAGCAAATTGTTTACCATAACTTTCTGCTGTTTTAGATAGGTCGATTGGTTCGCCGCCCTCACCACCACTCCTGTTAGTCTGTGTGGCTGTAAAGACTAAAACATTCTCATTTTTAGCTAAACCTCTAAGCTCAGTAGCAACGTGTTTTTGGCGCGTATAGTCGTCTTTATTGTATGGCGCATTTCTGCTAACCATCAGATCCAAATAATCTACGATAACAACGTCAGGTTTCCAGCCCTCTTTCCTTTTAAGATTATCGATTAATGCATAAATATGGTCGACACTACATTCATCAGGTGGGAATTCGTATATTAGAAGTCTACGTTTATAGGTATCTTTCATGGTATTGATAACACGTCTGATGTAATCTTGATTATTAGGCACTTGGTCTTGGGCTATACCAGTGGTAGTCGAAAGACATCTTAGTGCAGTCTTAATTGTATCTAATTCGAATGTTACTAGTAGTACGTCTTGGCCACTTGTTCCATCCCTGTTGAGCCCTTTAAGGGATGCGATAGCATTGTTGACAAGCAAGATAGACTTACCGGTATTCGTTGGAGCCAACCAGCATACTACTTCCTTAGGTGAAGGACCGCCATTATTAAGAATTCTATCGAGCCTAGGAAATCCAGTAGTCCTATGGTCTATAGCGTCAGATTGGAATAACTTCTCGTATTGCTCTAGAAGCCAAAAGCCACCTTCACCTATATCAGTTACCTTATTGGCTTCTTGCACGATCTTTTCGATTTCATCGAATCTTCCAGATTCGTAAGCTCTAATCGCGTCTTCGCTGTAAATCATACCATATGCCTTGGTCTTGGCCCACTTCATAAGAGTGTCTTTAATTATCGGTACTTCGCGTGGATCTGATTTCCTATCGATTAATTTAAAAACAATATCGAAAGGCTGGTCTGGTGTTAGATCCTTTTCGATTATATCCCTTATTAGAAGTCTGGTTGGGATCACCCTGTATTTTTCATAATAATTCAATAACACCGCCACCACATATCTGCACTCTTGACGCCCAAACATATCAGGTTTTAAATACCTGCCGACATTTATAAAAAACTCTGGATGGTCTAGGGCTAATGAAATTATGGCTTCTTCCTGATATTTCCCGAATGGTGTGTGGTCGGCATCGGCGTCTATTCTAACATCATCAATCGTCTGGTATTCTGCCATATTAACCACCTGTTCCGCATAGATTTACTAATTGTATTTGTATCGAAGATAGTTGACTTTGAAGATAAGCCTCAGCCATACCAAGTGCTTCACAAATGAGAACGAATTCAGACTCAGTATAATACACTTGTTGCGCTTCGAACGGACCAGAAAATCCGAAATTAATCCTATCTCCGAAATACGTCGGTGCCGTGGGCTGTTTAGGTTTACCAGTATTAATACCATATACCCAAGTACCTGTGATTTTTGCTATTATGGTAATATTAACTGGTTCTAAAAATCCTCTTGTAGCTGATGATCTTCTATAAACCACATCACCAACATGAAATTTTGGCGCATCATTCATTTTCTTCTCCGTTTTCATCAAGGTATTTGTCATCTAATTCATCTTCGACTTTAATTTCGCCGAGTTCTGGCCCGAAAGCCTTTAAATATATTTCATCTCTTATCTTCTGATATAAGACATTATCATTTCTCAGTGCTTTAGAAGCGTTCTGAGCACCATTACCAAGATTCTTCTTATCGAAAGTGAAAAATGAACCGCTTTTTGATATCACACCTACTTCTAGTCCGACATCTAGTAGCGAGGAAACCGCATCTATCCCTGCAATAGGATACGATACGGTGTTATAGAATATATCAAATTCAGCTACTCTAAATGGTGCAGCGACTTTATTCTTGACTATCTTCATAGTAGTATGGTGGCCTATAACAGTATCATCTGAAGATTTTATAGCGGTGCTGCGTTTAATTTCTGCTCTAACCGAAGCATAATATTTTAAAGCTTTACCACCAGGCGTGACTTCTGGATTACCGAACACCATGCCCACCTTTTCTCTTAGTTGATTTATGAAGATTAGCGTTGTGCCGTTGTTGTTGCATTTGCCTTTTAATTTACTTAACGCTTTTGACATAAGCTGTGCTAAAGCACCCATGGTGGCTTTACCGATATCCTCCTCCAGTATAGCCCTAGGTATAAGAGCGGCCACAGAGTCAACTATAATAAGATCTACCTGCTCGGATTCGACCAATACTTCTATCAACCTAAAAGCATCTTCTCCGCTACCAGGCTGAGAGATACATAAAGTCTCAGTGTCAACGCCGAGTTTTTTTGCCCATTCTATATCCAGGGCATGTTCAGCATCGATAAATGCAACAACACCTTGTCGGTTTTTCCCTTTAAAGAAATGTTTCTGGTAGGCGGCTGCGATATGTAAACAAGTCGTGGTTTTACCGCTGCTTTCCGGACCAAAGATCTCTAGAGTTCTTCCGACTGGGACTCCGCCAGCGCCAAGAGCAAGATCAATGGATGGTATACCGGTTGGCACTACGCTTACATTCACGATACTGTTTCTGCCACGCATGATAGTGCCTGGCCCAAAATCTTTATCAATCCTCTTCATCAGTTCTTGTAATGTTTTCGGTTGGTCTTTCTTTTCCTGTTTCATAATCGGCAAATCTCCCTAGTGAAGAAATAATATTCTGATAAGTCTCATGATAGTCTAATACTTTAATCACATCATTCGAAGAAATCTTTATTACTATGCTGTCCTTCGTTAACATAAGTTCATCGCCGACAACGCCAGCGACTAACCAGATTCCATTTGGATTTAAGAGTACGCCGGCCGGCGCCGATAGATAATTAACATGCTTTGTAGTGCTAATTTTAACTGGGTCACGTCGACCTATTCTCTCTTTGTTTTTCATAGATAAATACTCTAGATTATAGATCAAAGTTATTTTATAATACGAGGTAAGATTATGACTATTGATGGCAATCAGAAGACGTTCCTTGAAGCACTTTCTTTGTTCTTAGAAACCGACCTAAAAACAGGTCTGGCGGATAGCAAGAACGAGTTTTATGATACAGAACAAGAGCGTGGTTTAGAA